TTTTTTGTCTTTTAGCCATTATAAAACTTTTGTTATAAAATCATTATCTTTCATAACAACTTCATCAGTAGTTTCAATCCAAACTTTTGCTCCACAAGACAAAGGTTTGTGTGGTTTATAAACAACCTTACAAATACCTTTTACCTCTACTTCATCAGCATAATAATTATGTTTAGATGTTTTAACAGTTATCACTTGCTCATTCGTATTATTTTTTTTGTTACTTCTAATTTTATGTTGATTTATGTGTATTCTTTTTTTCATTTTTTAAATTGACCAATAGACTTTAATCCAAAACTAGCACCAATACTTGCAAGAATACCCCAACTTAACCAGTCAGGACAGTCCTCTCGTAAAAACTTGAAACCATCAGATAAATATGGCTGACAAGCAGGAATGAAACAGGCTACTATTATGGCAATAAAGGTAAGAGTCCACAACTCGTCTTTCCAGCTATTCGCAGAAGCATCCATAGCTTTCTCTTCCCAATCAGCATCGCTTTGTACTCTTTTCACTTGTGCTTCAATTTTAGCAACTGCCAATTTTTGTTTTACCTCTGCTTTTTTTTGTCTTCCTTTTAACCAAGTACCAGCTAAATTTGCTATTGGTGTAATGAATTGTAAAGCCATAGTTATCTCCTATCCCAATGAAGTTGACAATAAAATTTAAAATTATGATAGTATTCACTTGGACTATCACAAAAAGAACATTTTTTATATTTTAATAATTTCTTAAATAATTTTTTCATTTTTCAAAGTAAAATTCTTTACCCCCTATCAAACCACAAGATAAACCATTTGTAAATGTGAATACAATTAAGAAACTATTATCTTCTTTGCCTTGATAAAATTCTATTAACTTGTTTTTAGATATTCCCCATCCTATTCTTTGTTTATTTTCTTTTTTTGTAACATCGTCTTTCAAGTATTCAGCATTTGAACAGACATACTCTACAACTCTTTTATGATAAAAAACTTCAGACTGTAGTGTGTTAACTATTAAAAAGACACAAATACTTATTATGAAATAATCTAATATATTTTTACTCATACCATTTATTTTATATTACAAGTCATAGATAGTCTTTTATTTTTTATATCTATTACTTGATGTTCTACTCCTTTATCAAACCATATGCAGTCTTGCTGTGACACAGTTTTTTCTTTTCCATTTATAACCCACAACCCCTCTCCATATATATTTTTTACTATTACTGGATAGTCGTGGCTGTGTTTTATGTAACTTACTGTTTTTTTGCCAGTGCCAAAATAAAAATTACAATTGCATTCTATGTTAAAAGTTTTATTTAGCCATTGTTGAATAATCCAAGTGTCTTTTACAAATCCTCCAATATTTGATAAAATTAATGTATATCCATCCTCATAGGCTTTTATACATTCTAAAGAATTTACATATCCATCTTTGTCAAAAAAATCTTGTGAGGTTTTTCTACCATCTTCTAATATAGCTTCAATACTTGGTTGACCACAAATATAGTGTCTAGGAAATCTTCTTCTATCAAGTAACCTTTCTAAAACATCTTTTTCAGTAAGATTAATCTTTTTGTTTTTAAGAGTTTCTATAAATTTATTTTCAATCATAACTCTCTTTTATAAATTAATTTTCTCTCCCCTTCTACCACTGGTTTAAAAGCCATCTTACCTTCTAAAAACCAACGAACTGTTTTTAGATTCATAGTTTTGTAATCATCAATGATTATTAAACTGTCATTAGTCATTCGTTTCATAAAAAAGTCTACTTCTTTTTGTACAGCTTGACTTGTGTGAGGTCCGTCTAAATGAACGATTGCATATTGTCCCAAAATGTAAGTTTGTCCTTGTATAGAGAAAGGGTAACCCTCACTCATCGTTTCAAAAAAATATTCATCAGGAAACTCAAAGAAAGCAAACTCTTTGTATTTACTTAACTCTGATACAGTTTGCACTTTCATACTATCTGTATAATCAGCAGTGTACGGAGGTCTATCATCGTAATGTTTATAATTTAAATTTCCGTATGGGTCTATCGCAATATGCCTATAATTTGCAACACCTTTTGCAATCACTGCATCCATAATAGTTTTTGAACCTAAGCCTTTACGCAATCCTATTTCACAAGTTAGTACCGTATCTTCTAATTTTAATTTTTCTATTTCTTTAGTTATGAGCTCATACTCAAGTGAATCACCCTCAATCATTTTGCCTCATCTTTTCTATTTCTTTGCGTTGATGTAATATTTCTTTTCTTTGGTTTTCAAGAAGTTTTCTCTGCATCTCTACTTCTTGTATTTTATCAACTGGTTTACAAATATATTTTTTTTTACTAGGAAAAATAATGATATTGTTCTTTATCATTTAACACCAATAAACTTTTTCCCTTTTACTTGTATTGGTTTTACTCCCTTAATATCACTTCCTTGTACACCATTTTCACGATGAGGACAACCTAAATTTGATAATGCTCCTACTTTAAAAGGGATTACTAATTTAACATTCACTCCTTTATCTCTTGGATTTTTATACGCACCAACATTTAGTTTTCCTCCTAACAAATCTTTAGAGTAATTTGCTGTTGTGGAAAGTTTATCTTTAGTTAAATTTAATTCACCTTCTCCTAAAGAAGTTCGTAGTTTAACATTTTTAAATTTTTTCTTTTTTACATTATAAGTGGCTTTTACATCTGTTTTTGGTTTTATTTTTTTTTCATAACTTAAATCTCCACTAGCTCTAAACTTAAAACCTTTTCCAATTTTTGCTAAATCTCCCTCTTGCATCCCTTGTGGGTTAGGACCTTTTTCTGGTGGTAACGCACTACTTCTTTTGTTCATTTTTTTTCTCCCTTGCTACATTTAATTTTTCTTCAGCTATTCGTATTCTTTCTTCAGCTTGTTCTTCATTATCTTCTCGTTTCATCTTTTCTAAATCAAGTTTCTGCTCAAACTCCCCCATCTTTCGTTCTTCCACATCTACATGCTCTTGTATTTTTCTTTGCATATCTAAAGCTCGTAAATCCATCTCTTGTTGTTTTAGTTGCACCAATGGGTCTTTCTTTTCTTCTGCACTTTCTAACAATTGTAATTCAGAAGTAAGTTGTGCAATCTTATCTGCAACCAAAGATTCTGTAATAACTAAAAATGCTTCAGGATTATCTTTTTGCATAGCAAATGTTTCTGGTTTTTCTTGCATTTCTTGTAATATTAAAGCTCTTGCTTTGAAAGAAAGATGCTCCATAATGTGTGCTTGTAATAACGCATACACCATAGGATTAATTTGCACCATTCTACTCTTAATAAACGAAGTATGTGCAATAATGTGTGCATCGTGGTTTTGTTCTGGGTATGCTTTTGGTATTTCCATTCGTAAAGCCTCTGCATTTTCTATCGATGGGTCGAGAGGAGTGGGTACTCTCTCTGGTTTCAGCAAAGTATCAATTTGTTTCGTGCCAAGTGCTTCATATACCCTTCTATATGCCTCACGAACATTGTGAAGTTGTGGATTCGACTGTGCAATCTGCAATTGTGTCTGTGCAAGAGTGACTCTTTGAGCCATTG